CCAACTAAAACTAAGCATAAGCATACTCACAGAAGAAGTACAACACTTAGAAAACAGCATAAACAAACTGGTGAAACAATGAAAGTCCAAATCAGCGACAAAGAACAAAACAGAATAACCGAAGCAGAAAAATACTTCCAAAGCCTCGGCTGCGAAACCGAAGTCACCAACCTAAAATACGGAGACTATGTATTCAACGATAAAGTAGCCGTAGAATATAAAAAAATGAGTGACTTCATCGCATCAATACAAGACAACAGAGTATTCAACGAAGCCATCAATCAAGCTGAAAACTTTGACTGGCATTATGTCCTGATACATGGTAATGAACATGATCGTGCCAAATGCCTCGCTATGACCAAACACTATGTACCAGTGGACTTGTTCCAATTCCATGGGGCAATCGCTTCCATTAATCGGTATAGCACTGTAATCGAATGTTACAGTCCATTCATCAATGAGGCTTTTTATAAGATGTTCATTCAAGCCAAAAAAGACTTATCCACTAAACCAATAGTCAAAAGACACGGAAAAAAAGACAAAAACACTGCATTCAACATTCTAACCAATGACATCTATGGCATAAACTGGAAAAAAGCCGAAGCAATAGTGAAAACACATAACCTACGAACAATGGCAGATATATTCAAACTAACCAAAGAAGATTTAATCCAAATAGACGGAATAGCAGACAAAACCGCTACAAACATTATAAATCAAATCGGTGAACTATGAAAGTAGAAATCAAATACCCTACGGTGAAATGTGCCTACTGTGGTAAAACCTTCGAAAAAAAACACAACCGCCAAAAATACTGCAGCGAAGAATGTGCCTACCACGCACACCTCGAAAAACACAGAATAAGAAACATGAGATACTACTACCGACACCGAGACAGAATAAACAAAACCAAAATAGGTACACGAACCATAGGACCAAAACCCAACCCCGACCCTGAACGAGAAGCAGAAATAATCAACAATGAAATAGAACGAATAGGACTAACAATCAATTTCTAAATAGTCCGACTTAATAGTGAATATGATAAAATGTCAGAGTACAATTATAAACACATCAATGTCATATGCCCCGAATGTAAATCCGATAACATAATTATCGATGATTTCCACCAGGAAACATACTGCACACGATGCGGATTAGTACTCCAATCACCAATCATATTCCAAATCACAAAAATCATAGAAGCCGAAGAAAACAAAAACAAAACTCTCAATGAGTTTTGGAAGGAAACCAACCGGCAAATCAAATTAAAAAAGATAAGGGACATCTACAAAGTGAAATAAATAAATTATATCATCAAATAAAGGTCAGTCATTAAATATTGTATCTCTTCGTCAAAACAAACCGCAATTTTTTTTAGCCTCGTTTATAATTGTGTTTTTTGTATTTCTTCATATATTCAAATCACCTCATGATGTCTCCTTATCTTTTTATCCTAATGCTATGAGCGAATCGTAGCAAACTAAAAGATATTAGTTCGATTATTTCAAGTATTTTATAATATCATCTCAAACGATTTGGTGCATTCCTGGTTCGACTCCAGGACATAGCAATCCCTAACAAAAAATAATTTAAAATGGTGAAAATTTATGGACACAAATAACATCTCAACAATAGCAACCTTCGCTGCAATCTGCCTGACAACCATACTTGCATACTTCGGATACACAGTGGATCAAGCACAAGCCACCACTGTAATCATGGGAGTAATCACATTAATAATAGCAATATGGAGTAGTAAAAATCCGAATACCTTCGCATGTCTTGGAAACGCACCTGAAACAATAGACAATGATGATGAAGACTTAGTACTCAACGACGAATACGAAGTATGATAATATGGCAATAGAATACGATTGTATCCACGAGGAACTCTTACAATCACAAACAAAAGACCTTGAACGGCTCAAAACAAGAGCCGATTATAAAGATAAGAGAATAGACGAGTTATACGTGAAAATGGAGAAAATGGAAGAAAAATTAGACACGATGAATGATAACATCAACAAACTAATAGTCAAATCCAACAAAGGCGACACCGACCTCGAACTACGATTAAAAGCAATAGAAACCGAATTAGCACTACAAAAACAAACAAGTACCGATAACCATAACAGGATAACCAGTATAGTCGCATTGGTTGGAGTAGGATTAACCATAATAACCATTCTAATAAACGTCTATTTCAACTTAATACACTAACTAAAGAGAGACTAAAATATAACATTGTTAATAATTAGTTTTTCATCACTATATAGTAAAAAAGAGGAAAAACAATGGCCCGACCAAGCAAATTCAACGAACAAATCTGCAACGAACTATGCAGTTACTATGAAGAAGGTCTGCCACAAAAAACCTGTGCGGACTTATGTGGGATAGACAGAACCACATTGGGCAAATGGTTGGCCAAAGGTAAAAATGCAAAGTCCGGCAAATATCGTGATTTCTATCTGAGATGGTGTAAATCCAAAGCCAAATTCATACAACACCATACCAACAAGATAGCAGATAATCCGAGTTGGTTAGCTTCCCAGTATTTACTCCAAGTAACTGACCCTGAAACTTATGTAGTGGCCGAAAAACAAGAAATGGAAACCACCGTAAAAGCCGACATCACCGCAGATGTCGACATGACCGATGCAGAAATCCATAACCATGACTTAGAACTATTACAATCCTTACTTGATGATAAAAATGACAACACTGACAGCGGAACAGATAAGCCAACTACCGAGTAAACCACGTGGAATCGGTGAATGGAGTATCCTGATTAATAATGGGTATTGGAAACCCAGGAAACATGATATTCTTATTATTGAATTATTACAATATGCATTACAAGGCAAAGTCAGTAAAATCCTATTAGGCGTACCATCAAGACATGGTAAAAGTACACTCATATCAAAGAATTTCGCATCTTATTTTCTCGCACACTTCCCAAACGACAAGGTCATACTAACCGCTTATTCTCAAGGCCTTGCATCAGAATTCGGTGGACAAGTCAAAGATGTACTGAATTATTACGGTGGATTATCACCATACAACGTCAGCCTATCCACAGATTCAAAGGCAAAAAACAAATTCAAACTAAACCATCCATACCGAGGCCAAATGTTAGCAGTCGGAGCCGGTGGTTCAATACTCGGATTCGGTGCCGGACTATTCATCGTAGACGACCCAATCAAAAACATATCAGATGCAGAAAGTAAAATAAAACAACAACGACTAACAGACTGGTTCGGAGCAACCGCAAAGACAAGACTCGAAAAAAGAGCAGACGGCAAACCACCAATAATGTTAGTCATCGCTCAAAGATTACATTTAAAAGATTTACATGGAATTATCAGAGAAACAGAACCAACAATTGACGCACATACTGGAATGGAAATACTCCGTAATGGTGGAGAAATTGACCCTAATACATGGCTGGACCTAAACATACCAGCAATCTGCGACAGTCACAATGACATACTCGGCCGACAAATCGGTGAAGTACTATGGGAAGAACAACGTTCATATGACTGGTTAATGGCAGAAAAACAATCAATGGGCTCCTATTTATTTAATGCAATCTACCAAGGCCAACCAATCGAAAGAGACGGAAACATATTCAAAAGAGCATGGTTCATGGACGAAACCACCAACACCATCTACAACCAAATCAAGTTAGATCAACTACCTGAAGACATACCACTCATGAGATACTGGGACTTCGCAGCATCAGGTAAAGACGGAGACGGAACAAGCGGACTACTCACCGGATGGGATGGTGAAAACATATACTTCATAGACTTAGTAGCCGGCAAATTCAGTAGTAGTGAAACACTAAGAAAATTCAAAGCAACCGCCAAAAAAGACGGAAGAAGTACACTAATCAAAATAGAACAAGAACCTGGAGCCGGTTCCAAATTATTAATTAACAAATTCAGATACGATAAAGATTTACGCCGATACAGTATACGTGGAGACAAAGTCAACATGGCCAAAAACGTTAGAAGCTTCGATTTGGAAGCATTAGCAGAAGAAGGCCGATGTTACTTTGTGGAAGCACCATGGAACATGAAAGTCATCGACCAATTAGTTGCTTTCACCGGTCAAGATGGTGGTGAAGACGATATAGTTGATACCTGTACTGGTGCCGCTAAACATTGGCGTAGACCAAGGCGTAAAATTAATGTGTGATATTTATGACAAAAAAGAAAAGTGATTCATTCATAGTAACGTTAGATGAAGATAATAATGAGTATAATGTTGTTGACCAATTGGAATTAAACAAGTATGCCATGAAAGCAACTGTTGACCCTGCAACACATAGTAAGCAGGTACCGGCAGATACGATGATGGTGGGTAAATCCTTGTTGAATCCAAAATATAATCCTTATGATTTGGTCCAGTTATTGGATTTATACACTTATCATGCTGCATGTGTGGAGGCTGTGGCTGTTGACAGTACTGGTGTTGCTTATACTTTAAAACCAGTGGAGAATCGTGAACCTGTGGATGCGGAGAAAGAACGATTCATTGAAGTATTAGAGAACAGTACCCCATCAATTAATACTCATTTGCAAAGGATGATTTATGACCGTCGGAGTATAGGTTACGGTGCAATAGAAGTGATAAGGGAAGATACCAGTAAATCGGATATTATTCGATTGAAACATATTCCGGCTCATGTACTTCGCAGACACACAGACACTAAAAGAGTACAGTTCAGCAGTGGAAACAAACAAGTATGGTATGTAATCTACGGTAAAAACTATAATGAAAAAGGTGAAAAGGTAGATGTTCATGCCGATACTGGAGAATTCCATCCATACAACAGTTTACCTGAAAACGAAAGGGCAAATGAATTACTCTGGACAATGGAATATGCACCAGGAACAGACTATTACGGCAGACCACCTATTATA